CCAATTACATCTAGAAGCCAGTGCCATGCGTCTGTCATCAGCCGGTGGTTGACCGTCAAACATTTTTTCTTCACCGTAGGCTTTTTTATCTTCTAATGCTACCTTTGCTGGCTTAATGTTCAAAGTAATGCTCCCATTGTAATCATTTTGTTAATATCATTTATCATAGTATTTGTTTCGTCTAACTTTTCTAAAAAACGTTTTGTAGGTTTGTGTAGTCGTCGACATTCAATTTCCTCTATACTTAATTCAGTTACAAGTGAATCTGTATTTTTTAACATTATATATAAGTCTTCTCTAATTTTATAGTCAAAACCGCTGATTTTTTGTTCTAATTGCTGTCTTAACTGTTGCCAATCTAATGATGACTGTATTTTATCCATGTTGCGAGTATATACGAAAATTTCTTACATTATAAGACATTTTGGATTTATTGTCAAGGTAGTCCAAGACGATAAATAATACAAAATAGGAAATATAAATGCCAAAACTGAGTTTATACAGACCAAATAAAACAAGTGACTACAAGTTTTTAGATAATACAATCCGAGAGATGTACACAGTAGGCGGACTAGATCTATACGTACACAAATACCTTGGTCCTAAAACTGTAGGTGATTCTGCAACTAGAGACAATGAAGATGCTACTAGGCCGTTGTATGATGAATCAAACCCACTGTTTATTGAAGATCTATTATTTTTAGAAAACAGAGACCGTGAGTATGATGACTCAGTGTATATCATGCGTGGTGTGTATAACGCACAAGACATTGACTTTGACTTAACGCAGTTTGGCTTATTCTTAAATGGTGATACAGTATTTGTAACATTCCATTACAATGATATGGTTGACACACTAGGTCGTAAACTTATGGCTGGTGATGTTATTGAATTTCCTAACTTAAAAGATTATCATCCTTTAGACACATCAGGCCCTAAAGCACTACCAAGATATTATGTAGTACAAGATGCGGCATTTGCTAGTGAAGGTTTTTCACAAACTTGGCTACCACACTTATGGCGTGTTAAATTAACACCACTTACAGCAAGTCAAGAATACAATGATATTCTTAATAAGCCAATGGATCCAGACAATCCAGGTGCTGGTACTATTGAAGACTTTGTAAGTCAGAAGAAGAAAAACTTAGAAATTAATGATGCTATTCTACAACAAGCAGAAGCAGAAGTTCCACAAAGTGGTTATGATAATTCAGGTTTTTATGTAGTTGGCACTAACGCAACTGATGAATCAGATGTTGATGCTACACCTAAAGCAGATGGATACTTAGTAGGTTACTTAACAGGTAACAACATTCCACCTAATGCACAATCAGTTACATCAGGTGTTGCATTTCCTAGTAATCCAGACACAGGTGACTACGCATTAAGACTAGACTATTTCCCAAATAGATTATTCCGGTATGACGGTGTACGTTGGGTCAAAGTTGAAGATGGTGTTAGAACTGATCTTACACCAGGTAGCGATAACAATACACAGCGTAGTGGATTTGTTAATAATTCAGAAACAATTAATACAACAGATAGAGGCACAGTTCCAAGTCGTCAATCACTATCAGACTTGCTCAAGCCTACAAAGGATAACTAATGGCATTACAAAGTTTCTTTTATGATGAACAGATAAGAAGATTTTTATTACAGTTCACAAGAATTTTTTCAAACTTTCAGGTAGAGTATGGTAGAGACTCTAGTGGTGCACCTACATATACTCGTATACCTGTTCGTTATGGTGATGCTAGTAAACAGGCTTCGGTTATTATGGCTGACAACTCAGCAAACAAAATGCCTAATACACCAATGATGACATTCTATATTACAGCGATGGATTATGCTAGAGATAGAATGCAAGACCCAACCTTTGTAGATAAAAAAGTATTTAGACAGCGTAGTTGGGATGATACTACACAAACATACGAACAAACACAGGGTAATGCGTTTACAGTAGAACGTATTATGCCAGTACCATATAACTTAACAATTAATTTAGATATATGGACATCAAATACAACAATGAAACTACAGATACTTGAACAAGTACTAACATTGTTTAATCCAAGTTTAGAAATACAATCAACAGACAATTATATTGATTGGACCTCATTATCAGTAGTTGAACTAACAGGCACTAACTGGAGTTCACGTTCAATACCAATGGGTACTGAAACTGCTATTGATATTACTACCTTAACATTTAGTTTACCTATATGGATTAGTCCTCCTGCTAGAGTTACTAAAATGGGTGTGGTACACAAAATTATTGCTAGTGTATTTGATGCAGACGGTGATGCTAGAGACGCATTATTAAATGATGATTTACTATTAGGTACACGACAAAAAATTACACCATTTGGTTATCAAGTTGTACTGGTAAACAATCAATTACAGTTACTTAAACACAATGACATTGAAGCAAATGAAGATACGCTAAACCCTGCTGAAATACAAACATCCACAGCAGATTGGCCTAGTTTGGTTGATGTATATGGTGAACTACGTGCTGGTATTAGTCAAGTTAGACTAACAATACCAGGAACAGAATCAGAAGTTGTAGGTACAGTTGCACTTCATCCTAGTGATGATAGTATTTTATTATTTACTATTGATGCAGATACAACACCAACTAATACACTAACAGCAGTTACAGCAGTTATTGATCCACTCACAAGTGGCCCAGGTGCAGGTTTGGCCGCGGCAGTAAGTGGACAACGTTATCTATTGTTAGAAGCAATAGGTGACGCAGACAATACAGATGCTTCAGATGCCTGGGGTGGTATTGTTGCTTCGGCCAACGACATCATTGAATATGATGGTTCAAATTGGACAGTTTCTTTCGACGCCAGTGCTAACGACACTAAACAATATGTAAGTAATTTAACAACGAGTATTCAATATAAATGGGATGGCACTAGTTGGACTAAGAGCTATCAAGGTTTATATCCAGGCGGCGAATGGAGTCTAGTACTATAAATGCTGTAGGCATTTGGCTTTACAGTAAATCAACAAACAGATATCTTTATCTACTTAGGAATGATCCTAAGCATCCAGGTGCTTGGGGATTGCCTGGCGGCAAAGTAGAATCCAAAGAAAGTTTATTAGATGCTATTCAACGTGAATGCCAAGAAGAGCTTGGCAGTTATCCTGATGTTGTTAAACTTATTCCTATAGAACATTTTACATCAGCAGACAATCGTTTTGTTTATCATACATTCTTTGGTGTATTAGAAGAAGAATTTAAACCTAAATTAAATAACGAACACGTAGGTTATGCTTGGATCAAGTCAGGCGAAATACCTCGACCTTTACATCCGGGTTTCTGGAGTACTTACAATGTTGAGGAAATTCAAAGTAAAGTTAAAACTATTGAATCTAGTTTAACTTAGTCTCCTGAGTATGTTATGCCAGAGCCGGCAACTGGAAACGTTTCTTCGTAAGCTGAATCTCCTGCTGAATTAGTTTTCCAATCTGCTAACCAGGCCGCATAGGCCAGTTTAGTTGTTGCTCTATCTGCTTTAGTGTCTCCAGGGGTTGCTGTATTAGTAGCGTGTGCGATCCCGTTAGGGTCTCTTGGATCGTTAGGTCTAGTCAATGCTGACTGATCTGGATTTGATGATGATAGTGTTAGTGCCATATAACTATTTATCAAGTTATATGATTATACGTCGCAGTAACTAACCCATTCTGGATATGTCATAAGTTGAAAGTTTGGACAGTTACGCCATTCTTCGTAGACTGCTTCACCATTGTTCACAAGATAAAAATCAACACCTGGATATGTGGTCATTAGTTCATGCATCTGTTGACGTATTTTATGATCTTCGATAGTTCTGTGCTTATCTTCTGCGTCACTTGGAACGTAGATATTATTGTTATACCCTTTGCAGTGTTGACCATCAAATCCTAGTAAAAAGATCTCTTTGTGTCCATCAAAGCAGGCTAACCATGCCGCCACTGTAGCTGTACGTCCACGCATTGATTGTGGAACTAGGAAAAACTCTCCTGGATGTAATAAACAATTCTTTGCTGATGTGTATACTGTAGCACGTTCTGTATATTTAGAGTCTATACATTCTGTTAGTTTGCGTTCATCAAATGTAACAAAAAAGTCTAACTGCATTTCTTTGTGCAGTTCACCTGTGCCATATGTTTGAAGTTTTTTACGTCCTAGTAGACCACCTCGATGGCGCTGTAGTTTTGTAACGTCGTATGATAGTCTTGATTCACCACTGGCAATAACTGCGGCTCTGCCTGATATGTGTTGGTTGTCAATTGGATTATCAACCCATTCTTTTTCAGTGACTCGTTTTCCATTTACAATTTTAGTATTTAGAACAACATATTCACCGTCATAATCTTTACGATATATTTCTTCCATCGTTATATTATACGCTCACTAAGAAACCTGACAAATGGCAATTATTAACTTGCCCAGCAACTCCAAAGACTAAACTTGATCCAGCAACATATCCATATAATTCTATATAGTCAGTGGTCCCATTTAAATATATAACATGACCACCTGATATAGTTACCGGTGAAGATACAGTGGTCCTATTTGTTCCAAGTATTCTTTCTTGTGAACCATTTTTAAAAATAGCAACTGTATTGTTTACCATACCACTTCCTTCAAATCTCATAGTTGCATTAATTTGATAATAACCAGCTATTGTTGGTGTGAAACGATAATTAGTAGTAGAATCAAAGTTTGAATTAGTATCAAAGACTTCTGTATCTAAATTACATTTGGTATATGTAGAAGAAGATATTGATTGGTCTGCTGAAAGTCCTACAGCAAACGCTGGAACTTTAGGATACATACTATTACTAGGCGTAATATTCCCACTGCCGTCAACAGTAAGTATGGTACTTCCGTCTTGCTC